TAAAGAAAATTAAACTTGGTAACGATGTTGCTTGGCGTACCGATATTGGTAAGAATATGGAAAAAACTCTACCAAAAATTCAAAAATATGGCTTTTATAAAGGCTGGAAGTATTGACATTTAACTTTGATTGTGTTATAATTACATTATGAATATATTTTACCTCGATAAAAATCCCCAAAAGTGTGCACAGATGCACGTTGATAAACATTGCGTGAAGATGATACTCGAATATGCTCAACTTCTTTCTACTGCTCATCGTTTGCTTGATGGTACACCAACTGTTGGCCTCAGCAAAGCAGGTCGCAAACAAACTCGATATGTTTTATCTGATAGTCGTGACAGCATTTTATATTCTGCTACTCATAATAATCATCCTTCTGCTGTGTGGTGCCGAGCATCATCTGCAAACTATATGTGGCTAGCTGAACTGTTAGAAGAATGTTGCAAAGAATATACCTATCGTTATGGTAAAATTCATAAAGTAGAATCTAGCGGATTAATGCAAGCACTCAAAAATAATTTTCCAAAAAATATTCCTAATAAACCATTTACAGGTCCTACGCCTGCCATGCCAGACGAATGTAAAGTTCCTGGTGACCCATTAAAATCGTATCATAATTATTATTCCATGAACAAGCAGCACCTCTGGTCATGGAAAGGTAAGATAAATAGTAGAAATAGACCACAATGGTTAAATGAAATGCTAATGCAAAAGTTACATGACACTAACCAAGAACTAGGATTGATTTATTAATGCCATCATATGATTTTCTAAACAAAGAAACTGGTGAACGAGAAGAACACCGTATGTCCTACACCGCCTTAGACCAATTCAAGGTCGATAACCCACACCTAGAACTACATATATTTGCCGAGAACCTTCCTATCATGGGTGATGGTGTTCGTATGTCAGTTCCAGGTATTGGACAACCTCATGCTGCATTTGAATCTGGAGTTATTCAACGAATGCAAGAAACAATTCCAGGTAATACTATGAAAGGTCATAAGACCAAAAGACCGAGAGAGTGGTAAAATAACAAAGGAGATAATAATTGTCAAACAAACGTATGCAATCAAAACAACAAAGATTATATTACGAACAAAATAATAAAGAAAAGGTTAGACAAGAATTAGAAGAATTTGTGAAACAAGAACGAGAAGTAGAACGAAAATCAGCAATAATCTCAACATTTGATCCACATAGGAATTCGTATTATAATTGAGATAAATAGTATTATTAACCATTTCAAGAATAATACAAATGGCACTAGCACCTACAGGATCCATCTCAGCATCACAAGTCAATTCAGAATTGGGCAGATCATCTACCGCTCAATTTAGTTGGGGTGATGCGACTTTTAAAAAATTAGTCATGGAATCTGGACCTATTGATTTAGGTGCAGCAAGAGGTTCTGCTTATATCAACAGTAACCGAGAAAATTTAAACTTATTTTCTGCCATTGGTTCACCTTCTGTTACAACCACTTACAAAATCTTATTTGAATCTGGTGTTACTGTTGGTGGCACACATGGAAATAGTGCATTATATGTTGGAGATTTTCCTGCAGGATCTACCGTACTTATCAATAATTATGGTAACATACTAGGTGCTGGTGGTTATGGCGGTGGTTATTATAGTAGTGGTGAACAAGGTGGCACAGCAATCAATGCAGCATATGGTAATGAATCTATTGTAATTAATAATTATGGTTTGATATATGGTGGCGGTGGCGGCGGAGGTTCCGGTGGTGCCGGTGGTACCGGTGGCCAAGGTGGTGGAGGATATTATTACCAAGGTTATGAAGTATATGACCGAGGAAACGGTTATTATGTGGTTCAGAATTTAGATAAAAACGGAGGTCAAACAGGCTACGCCGTGTATTGGGCAGGAAATAATGTGACGGGTAACGGGTTTTATTACCAAGGCGGTTACGAACAAAGTGACTACTCATCTAACAAATATGCATCATGGACTTCAGCAAACTATTGGAACGTAGGAAGTTATTATCCAGTATATACCAATGGTGGTGGCGGTGGCGGAGGCGGATCTGGTGGTGCCGGGGGTCGTGGATATGGATATGATGGTGGAAATAGTGGTGGATCTGGTGGAAATCCTGGAAATGGTGGTGGTGCGCCAGATACAAATGCAGGTTGGGGTGGACAAGGTGGTACCGGTGGTACTGGAGGCACAGGCGGCGGATGGGGTTCTGCCGGCAATCAGGGTGATACAGGAAATTACGGATTTACCGGAGGCAACGGAAACAACGGCGGCGGATATGGCGGATCTTCTGGATATGGTGGTGCATCCGGTGGTTCTGCTGGATTATATCTATATAAAGCAGGACAAAATGTAACACTTAACAATTATGGAGGCCTCGCAGGAGGATTAGCATGAGTCAATTTAATTATACAATAGACGAATTCGATGCGGAATTAAAAACATTAAAAGTAACTTTTGATGATGGTAGTTGGGCTAAAATTCAATTAAGAGAACCAATACCAACAACGGAACAAGAAGTTGATGATGTTGTTAAACATTACACAGCCACAAAAGAGCAGGTTGCTGCAAGAACAGGAACAGCAAATGTAAATTTTATTGGTGCAATGGTCGGCCAAAATAGAACCGCAGAAAGATTTAGTACAAGTACGGCTACGTTTTTGCCTATTCCGCCAGATATTTCAAATCCAAATGAAGTCATATTATGATTTTGGCATCTACAAAAACTACGCCAAATTTTAGTTATGGCATAGGAATAATGTCACCTGGAGAAACAATAACATGTTCAATGTCTGCAGATGGTGAATTTAATCAAATAATTTATCTTATTGATGACACAGAAGCAAATTGCACTCCACTAGATGCAGGTTCTGCGTTAGGTACAAAACATTTAACTCCTGGTGTAAATGATTTGTCAGAATACATGAATGTGCCTGTTGAATTTAAAAATTGGTATTTTGGAACAGATTTGGATGTAGGATCAAAATATTTTGCAATTAAACCTAGACCAATGACAGATCGTTATAAATTATCGGTAATTGAAGATAACCAAACTATTACAGGAAGTTCGAACGGAACATTTATTATTTCTTTTACGTCTAGATTAGTGGTAAATGGCAACACTAAAATTGATGCTTTAAGAAACGCTACAGTTCCCGAGGGAAAAACAGTAACCGTCAATGTGACACCTGGTGAAATGGGATTTTTACTTGAAAAGGTATAACGAATGGTTGTACATAAAATATTAGACGCAAAAAGATTTATTGCTTGTCACGGTTATGCTTCCGCAAATGAACAAATAGTTGCACCAAATACATTTTCTGGTGGTTTTGGCCAAATAATGTATATCTTAACTGGTTCAGCAACAATTTCTCCCACAGATTCAAACTCACCAGTATTACCTAAAACATTTCATGTTGGCGTAAATGATATTACCGAATATTATGGTACACCCTGTACATATACAGCAGGACCGGATGGAGGAACTTGGATTTGTATTAATCCAATTCCAATGAATGCTAGATATAAAATGACAGAGTTGGTAGACGGCCAAGTAATACATGGAGATTTAGTGGAAAAAACCGTAATATGTTTTTCTGGCACAATTGAAGCAAACGATAAAAAAATAGAAAATATGAATTATGCAAGAATTACAAGCAATAAAGTGGTTAAAATAAAGATACCAAATAAATCTGTAGCCGTTTTATTGGAAAGAATACAAGGAACAAATATTGAAAGATTGTCTGAAAATCCACCAAAAAATGTGCCGGACATTTATAAAGATGTCGTTACACGAGAATTATAGTTAATATAAACTTGACATATATAATTAAAACCATTATAATATACGAATATGAAAACCCGTCCACTTAAAAATTATAGTTCATCCGTAGGTGTGGAAGCCTATGATGTTGATTTTAAATGCCAAGAAGAAATAATGGCATTAGGTAAACTTGTTTCTGAACAATGTGTCGTTGCCGTTAATCAAGAAATTCCTACACAAACACTCCTTGAAACTATGACCTCATGGGGATCACCTAGTCAAGCATTAATTCATAGTTATGTTGTACAACGAAAATTAAGTGGTCGACATTGGAGAGAAATATTATTAAACTTAGGTTATATTACGGATGACATTAAAGATATGGCAGCCGCCGTAAGTATGGTGAGTTATAAAAAAGGTGAAAAGAATCGACCAAAAGGAATTTTTGCAAATGGTGAATTGGATTGGCATAGTGACCAATGTGCCTTTGACGATTCCCCTAGAGTTATTGGATTACAGAGCGTTTCAGATACCGTAAATAGTGCTACACAATTTTTATGCACGCATGATGCGTTTGAAGCATTGAGCTCTGATATGAAAAGCATGGTAAAAGAATTAGTATGTAAACATAAATGGCAAGATAATGTAATGGCGCCAGGTTTAAATGAGGTGCAGACATTAATCATTCATTATAATATGGTACCCCTCGATGGCATGGAAACTAGACTGTATGCGGAATCGGTTACTGGTCTATCGGGCATTAAATTCCCAAGCCACAGTTTTGATGGATTTGTAGGAATGTCTAGAGAAGAAAGTGATAAAATATTAAAAGAACTTGCTGGTGATATTTACAAAGACAAATATGTACATACGCAAAATTGGCAAGATGGACAAATTGTGTTTATGGACCAAGAAATTACATTACATAAACGACCAACTAATATTTTAGATGGTGATAAGAGGACAATGGCAAGAGCTATTACTTATTGGGACAAATTATATCCAGAAAAATCTCCACATAAAACTGTACGAGTTGATGGCGTAGAATATTCACTTGATGATTTTTGTAAATTGGTTGACGCAGACAGAAAAAAAAGGTTTGAACTTACAGGTATTTAATATATTATGAAAAAAATTCTTATTATGGGTTTGCCTGGTTCAGGTAAAACAACATTGGCCGAGGCACTAAAAAAATATTTGGAAGAAAATGGAGAAATCTCCTACAATAGAGCTCTATTAGAACCTGTAGATTGTAATGTAAAAGTAAATTGGTTTAATGCTGATGTGATCCGTAAAAAATATAATGATTGGGATTTTTCAAACGCTGGTCGTATTCGCCAATCATTAAGAATGGCACAGTTTGCCATAGAATCTGGTGGCGATTATGTTATCTGTGATTTTGTAGCACCTTTAGTTGAAATGAGAAATAACTTTAAAGCCGATTGGACCATTTGGATGGATACAATTGATAAAGGTCGTTTTGATGATACCAATAAGGCTTTCATTTCGCCAGAGGTATATGATTTCCGTATCACAGAACAAAATGCCGACAAGTGGGCTGAATTTATTGGCAACCACATTATTGAAAATCGTAGGCGTCCTACATTCGATTGGCAAAAAGAAACTGTGCAGATGTTAGGACGTTGGCAACCGTGGCATCAAGGACACAGAGCTCTATTTGAAAGAGCTATTGCCAAAACCGGCCAAGTGTGTATAATGATAAGAGATTGTCAAGGTTGGCAAGGTTCCAATCCATTTGCAATTGAACAAGTTAAATCCTACATTAAAAAAGATTTGGATCCATTATTTCAAGGCCAATATGAAATACAAGTTGTACCAAATATTACCAATATCACATATGGTCGTGATGTTGGATATAAAATTGAAAAAGAAGAATTTGATGATGAAACAACAAATATTAGTGCGACAAAAATTAGAAAAGAAATGGGGTTAAAATGACCTTCAATTTCTGTCCACCCAAAGTCCTTGCTGACTTAAAATCCGAAACTTTTCCCGATGGTAAGCGCTATTATACACTAGAAGATGGTACAAAATTACCATCGGTAACTACTGTGCTTGGTGCTCAAAAGAAAGAAGCCATCATGAAATGGCGCAAACGAGTTGGTGAAGAAGAAGCCAATCGTGTATCACGCAAAGCAACTTCAAGAGGTACTAATGTTCACACTTTATGTGAACGATATTTAAATAATGAATCTTTAGGCGATATTATGCCTGATGCGGTTGAAATGTTTCGCTCTCTCAAACCATTGCTAAATAGAATTGATAACATTCATTATCAAGAATGTGCATTGTGGTCTAAACAATTAGGCATGGCAGGTCGTGTAGACTGTATCGGTGAGTTTGATGGTGTATTATCTGTGATTGATTTTAAAACATCAAAGAAGATTAAAACATCAGCAGACATTGAAGATTATTATTGGCAGACTGCTGCATATGCTTTGATGTACGAAGAAATGATTGGCGTACCAATTGATAATTTAGTAATTATTATGGCAGTTGAGGATGAACAACCATTATTGTTTAAGCAAAAAACTGCTGATCACATTCATGGTTTAGTGAAAGCAATTAATTTTTATAAGAATCAGTAAGATTTCCTGTTTAGATTAAAACAGGTGGTGGGTCGGACTTTTATGTAAAAAAATGGAGAAATTAATATCTATAGTTACCAATGCCGTTAGTTAAACTGTTGTGGAGAAGCCTCCAGTACCAATTTCATCATTATTACCACAATAATCATTGACTTTCACTAAATACTACTGTATAATACAAATATAGAGTAAAGGAATTAATTATGAAAGTTAACAAAATCATTAAAAAAATGTACGAAGCTTGCATTAAACACGATAAAGAGAAAGAAAAGAAACTCTGGTTTAAAGCAATTAAAAAATCTCTCAAAGGTAAACATACTGAATCTATAAAATAAATTATTTGCTGTACCTGACGGCCGAACCGATTACTCTGGTAGCGCCGTCAGTTTCTTAAAACCCTCCACAAAAGTCAGAAGTACTTGGAGACCAAGATAACGGTTTATCGTTATCGTAATCAAAAAGGAGATATGATGCGCTTAGCAAATCAAATCCGTAGTACAATTATAGTTTTATTATCACTAACATTAATTACTGTAATGAGTGTTAATCCAATTTCAACAGCACTTGCTCAAGAAATTATTTCTCAACAAGTCAGTAATAATTTTAATCGTGAAGTTCAATGCCTTGCTGAAAATATTTACTATGAATCGGGTAATGAATCTTATGAAGGCAAATTAGCCGTAGCACAAGTAACGATCAACCGTGTTAACTCAGGTAAATTTTCTTCATCTATTTGTGGTGTTGTTAATCAGAAAGATACTATAAATGGTTCAATCGTATGCCAATTTTCATGGGTATGTTCTTCATTAAAAGGTATGATTCGGAATAAATACCAATGGGAAGAATCTCAACTAGTTGCAAAAAGAGCATTGACAAGTAATGTTGCTCACGATTTAGTATATCAACAAAATGCGTTATATTACCACGCAAACTATGTTAATCCTGGTTGGAAATTAACCAGAGTGGGCCAAATAGGTAACCATATCTTTTATAGAAAATAATAAAATGGGTTTTTTCAGAATAAGCAAATATACCAAAGATGGTGACATTATGCTGAATTATTTTAAAGAATTAAAAGGTGGTGGTATGAGAACGGGCTTGCCTCCTATCACATCACAGACTATAATGATGAATGAAGATGAAATTAACGATTTGATAAAGGTACTACAAGATTATGCCAACGAAGGACGAAATACGCAATTTTAGTTTGATGATAGATGAACTAGCGGTAAATTTAAAATGTACTCGCATGGATGCTATTCTACATCATTGCAAAGAAACTGGTTTGGAAGTAGAAGTTGCCAGTACATTAATTTCTACCGCACTTAAAGCTCGTATTAAAGAAGAAGCACAAGAACTTAACCTAATTAAGAAAACTTCTCGCTTGCCAATATGACCGATAATACCGGATTTGAAGCGTATGCATTGTGGAATGCCTTGAAGCTTCACTTTACTTCTGATTCATACGATTATTTTAAATACAATGGTAAAACGAATGTGTCAAAACAAACTTTTACCACAAATAAATCTAAATATCATTTTTATAGGCTTTCTCGTAAATATCTACCAGAAGATTTAAAGAACTTCTATATTGCCAACTTTATTGAAGGTAAAGGCGATTGGGTAGGTGATTTGTTACAAGATGGCCAAGATAATTACAATAAGTGGTTAAAACGGCAACAAAGCTTGACATATACTTTTGAAAATGATATAATGTATTTGTTTGATTTGGTAGATGGTGCTGAATTTTTTAGTCGTGATGACATACTAAAACCTATTGGTGGTGGTTGGCCAATGTTAATCACCAAATTAATGCAGAATAAAGTTTCCCTAGAATCAGTTTGTATATTAGTTGATTTGGTTGGTTGTATGCCACGATGGGAAAAACAAATAACAGAAGATATTATTTGGCCAACATGGCGTAGAATAATTAAAAAATATACACCATTTATACAATACGATAAGAATAAATTTTTACACATTTTAAAGAAGAAGATACATGAACAAGCCTAAAATCACCGGTATTTACCTTGATATGGATGGTGTGATTGCCGATTTTGTAAAACGATACAAAGAAATGTATCGGATGGAACCAAAAGAAGCAGAAAAGAAAAAACAATTTGATAAGTATTTTGATGAGTTTATTGCTACTTCTCAATTTGCATCATTAGATTTAATGCCAGGTGCAATGGATGGAATTACATTTCTCCGTAAGTTGAATGTACCGACACAGATTCTATCTTCTACAGCAAATCAAGAAAGATACGAAGATATTTCTAATCAAAAATTAATTTGGTTACAAACTTATGGTATTACATTTAATGCTATATTTGTACCAGGGAAAGATTTGAAACAGAAATATGCAACACCAGACAAAATTATCATTGACGATACATTATCCGTTATTGAGCAATGGAACGCAGCAGGTGGTATTGGTATTCACCACAAAAATTGGAAAGATACTTTGGCAATATTGAAATTATATGTTTGACAATGCCTAAATATTATGATATACTAGCAGTTGATTATGAGTAGTAATTTGACATATTCCGTTTATACACCGTTAATAAGGAGCAACACATGAGTTCATTCTCAAATCTCAAACGCCAATCTGGCAACCTCGACAAACTAACCAAAGCAGTTGAGGCACTCTCCCAATCATCTGAAGGTTCAGAAAAATCAGATAACTTTTGGAAACCACAAGTAGACAAAGCAGGCAATGGAATGGCAGTTCTGCGTTTTCTTCCTGCCTCAGCAGCTGATGGTGATGATGCTTTGCCATGGGTTAAAATCCATTCACATGGATTCCAAGGACCTGGCGGTTGGTTAATTGATAATTGCTTAACTAGCAAGAATCAACAATGTCCTGTATGCGAACACAATTCTGCATTATGGAATTCAGGCATCGAAGCGAATAAAGATATTGTTCGCAAACAAAAGCGTAAGCTAAATTACATTGCTAACGTATATGTTGTATCGGATCCTTCCAATCGTGATAACGAAGGCAAGGTATTCTTGTACAAATTTGGTAAGAAAATCTTTGATAAGATTACCGAAGCAATGAACCCACAATTTGAAGATGAACAAGCAATCAATCCATTTGATTTATGGAAAGGTGCTAACTTCAAGTTAAAGATTCGTAAGGTTGATGGTTATCAAGATTACGATAAGTCCGAGTTCGATTCTTCTGCACCATTATCTTCTGATGATGACGAGTTGGAAAAGATTTGGAAATCTGAGTATTCTCTAAATGATTTATTGAGTGATAAAGAATTTAAATCTTACGATGTTCTCAAAGCACGTTTAGATAAAGTTCTTGGTTTGAATGGTGAAGCACCAAAGACCACAGTTGAAAAGGCAAAGGCAGAAGCATTTTCTGCACCTAAGAAAGCGGTAGTTGAAGATGTAGAACCAAGTTTGGCTGAAGATGATGATATGGCTTATTTTGCTAAGCTAGCTGAAGAAGATTAATTCTTCTAAATAGTAGTAACACACCCACCATGCCTCTTAATAATGCACACTTTGGTGGGTTTTTTATTGGTTAAACAACTCTCGTATTGTTGTATATCATTCGAATAAAAGTTTCTTCTTGATTACGAACAGCAGGAAGTTTTCCTGTAATTGCTTGTTGTTTCAATGCAGTATTTGTGGCAGCATTATTTACAACTGCACCAGCAACCTGACTAATTTTTTCATCTAATTTATCGAACACATTTTCTTTTGTTGCTTGAGTCATTTTTTGACCAATATTGGCACTAATATCCGGTGTGGCCATGGCAGCAGGAGGCGGAGTTGCTGAAGTTGCTGGAGTTGCCGGAGCAGGTGATGAAGTCGGCGCAGAAGCAGGTGTTACAGGCGAGGCTGTAGGTGTTGAAGCAGGCGATGAAGAAGAAGTCGTAGCTTCTTGCCTCTCTTTTAGTGTTTTTCCTGTTTTAGGATCAAAACCTACAGACTTCAAATATTCTTCTTCTTCTTTTCCTTGTTTACCAAATTCATACCAAGATGATTTAATTTTTCCTTCATCATGTGCTTGACGAAGTAAGGTGGCTCTCTTTGATGCAACTTCATCAGCTTGAGCTTCTGTGATTGCTTTACCCTCCGTGGAAAGATCCGCTGCACCTTGAACTTTTGATGCTTCTGCATGAGCTTCTTTGGAAGCCGCAATCATTAATGCCCCAAGACTGGTGGCAAGCAAGATAGCACCGCCTACAGGACCCATAAAAAATCCTGCAACTCGACCTAATATACTCAATGCTGATAAAGCTCCACTACCAAGCCCAAAAACATCTAAAAGTTTGTCTATAAAGCTTTTTTCTTCTTCTTTCTGTTCAACAGCTGTAGGATTATCTTTTTTATCTTTTGCTTCTTTTAAGGCATCAAGAAGTTCTTTATCTTTTCTTTCTTTATCTTCTTTAATTCCTTCTTCAAAATTTTTAGATTTTTCTGATTGTAACTTATCATCATCATAAGATTTTTGCATAAGGGTTAATATTTTTTTCAAAATATCAACAACATCATTATCGGGAGAAGTTAAGGGATCAATTTTTGTTGCTTTTGCACCAGTTTCTTTAGTTTTACCTTTTTCTTTTTTAGATTTGCCAACTACTTTTTCTAAAATTTTAAGTTCTTTGTACAGATTAAAATTGGTTAAAAATATAGCCAATTTTTCCATATTCTCAGGATCAAATTTTTCTTCTAGTATTTTTATAACTTTTTCAGTTTCTTTACTAATTTCTGGCATTTTATCCTAATAACTTTCTTAAATATATCGGGCGGTCATCAACCTTTTCTTCTTTTTGTGCAACCGCTTTATTTCCCATTTGAGTATTTGTTGTGGTACTATTATTTACAACAGTTGGAGCTTTGGTGGTTTTCAATTCATCTTTAAGTGTGTCATTTGTTTTGGATACAGAAGCTACTTGTGAAGAAGGGGGTGTAGACGGAACAGGAACAGTTTTTTGTGTGGTCTCTTGTGCAACCGAAGAAGTTCCCGATTTAGTTATAGACGAATCATTTAAAAAAGATTGAAAATATTTTTGTCTATCGTCTAAACCAATATAACCGCCGTTTACAAACTTAGTTACACCTTTAATATCGTCCCAACTACCTTTAAATCCAGCCATATATCTAATAGCGGTATCAGCAGCTTGTTTTATATTTGATACGTTATCTGGATTACCGGCAACGCCAAATTTTGTATAATTTTGTTTACCTGTTAATTGAATAAAACCTCGACCTCTAAATTTAAAACCTTCACCAGAACCTTCAGGCGCATTACCCATTCTACCACCATAAATTCGTTCTGCCACAGACTCAGGACCTCCAGCTGCCACTCTTTGTGCATCTTCTGGTGAACTAAATTTTTTAGGAAATAATTTTAATAGTGTAGGAGCTTTGTAATTAAGATTTTCACTCAATATCGAAAAACCTCCCGATTCATGAGCAACTTGAGCCATAATGGCAGCTCGTTGTGTAACATCAGTAATTTTGGCATCATCCATGGCTTTTATCATGGCATTTTTACCTTGTTCAGATGTTACTTTGACAGGTTTGCTTTCAGCTACTGCTTCTTTTTTTTCTAGTTTTACTGTAGGTGGTGGTTGTACTTGCTTTTGTGCTTCAACTCTAGTTGGTTCTTTAATCTCAGGATGTGGTCCTTCTTTTACAGATGGAACTGGAGCTGGTTCAGCTGCTTTTTTGGCAGCCGCTTCTTCTTTGTTTTTACCCGATACAGCCATACCCAATACCATGGCGCCCGCACCAGCTTCAAGTATATTGCCGTCTAAACCTTTTTTAGGTTTCTTTTTTGGTTTTGGCTTTTCTTTTTTCTTTTTTGGTCCTCGTATTGCTTCAACCAATTTTTTTGTTTTATTTTCTTCTTCTTCTTGTGTTTCTTCTTTTAAATTATTAGCAAGTTCTCTGCGCTTTAATTCATTAGCACGCATTTTGACCATAAGGTCATAAATTTTACCTAAGATTTGTACCGATTCACTGGAGAATTGAGAAGTGCCAAGGCTTTCAGGCGCTAGAGATTTTTTCATACCAGAAACTTTTGCTTTGGTTTCTGGAGAGACCGTTTTTTCAGAAGAAGAACCCGTTGAAAGTTTATCTTTCACCGAGGAAGAAATTTTAGATTTCATTTACCTTTTCTTTTGTCTTTCTTTTATGCGAGCATTTTCTTCTTCAACATATTGAATGAGGAGCGTGATGTAGATATCACGTTCCCAAGGTAGCATATTTTCAAGTTCAGTTAGACTATACTTATGGTGTTGCATCAAAGAAAAGTTAGTCTTATAGTAATTCTGCAAATTGTCATGACGAAATGT